AGCATTTAGAGAACTGCTGAGACCCTTTGCGCCCTCTAGGAATCCAAATTGATCCGACACATCAGGAGCCGATCTTAATGTGACCCATCCCAGCTAGGAATGTAACAAGGCCAACTGCTCCAACTCCAACAATCCAAAAGAACTTGGTGACCACAGACTTACCGATATTTGTATAGACCTTTTCAATGACACGCTCTGTCACCTTCTCAACGATATCCTCAATCTCCTGTTCGGTAAGCTGGGCCATCATTATGCTTTCTTGCGTACGTTTTTGCGTACTACTTTCTTGGTAGCTTTGCGAGCTGGCTTAACAACAACTGGTTTCTCAATAGGAAACTCAAGGGTAGCTCTGGGGATAAAGCCAAAGCGGTCTAGGATGTATGCAAAGATAAAGTTCATGGCAAACTCGCAATGTACGCACTAGCATCCGTCATCACATTCCCATCGGCATCTTGCAGTTCTGCACCAGCTAAAACTTCTTTTTTGAAGGTTTGGTAGTCGGTGTTGGCTGGGTCAAATGGAATAGATAAAATTGAACCATCGCTATTAAATTTCAACACACTATTTTTTTCTTGTAATTTATACATTTTTATAACTCCACAGAAAACGCAGTTCCGTTACTTTCACCAAGAAAGCCAGGGTAGTTTTGAACTGGAGTCGTTCCAAATGTTCCAGTAACGCTCATTACACCGCCCGCGCTTGCAAGTTTAGAGCCGTCAGCAACTGCTGATGTAATAGACCCTACTGTATTATATGGAACACTTTCCCAATATGGAGTACTTGTCGCTATTGACATCGTTGGGGTTGCTCGCATTGTTACAGGAAAAACTACATTAGTTCCTACTCGCCCAGATGTAATACCTTGCATTAAAAATCCTTGGTTTGGTTTCCAAAAATACCTCTGACACAAAGCCAACTCAGTTCCAATACTTCTGTAATCAAAGCTAGTAGCTGTAGAGCCTACCTCTAGCTGAACTCCAGTAATGTAGAAAGTTGCTCCGTTTGTACCGACTACGGATGTGTTTCCAGTTGGTCCACCAAAAAAACTTGTGTTCCATACATTAGGGGCAGTAGAGTAAGTAGTGCCTGTTCCTAAATTAAACCAAGCAACAATACCAAAACTATTTGTTGTTCCCCATGTTGTGCTATTTGGTGGTGCTGGAACTGTTATGCTAACTTGTTGCCATGTGTTAGCAACTGTAATTGTGTAGCTGTAAGTGTATCCAGAAGAAACTGAGCCAGCATCATTAAATAGTTGACCACCAAAAGTTCCTGTAAGGCTTGAATTTACCCAAAACGATAAAGTAACTGTTTTCCCATTGGCTGTTCCCCAGCCTAAGTCAGCAGTGTTATAGCCTTCAATTGAATATTGAATGCCAAAAAAATCTGTTGCAGTCAATGCATATGAAGATAAGGATGTTGCTAACAAGCTGTTATTAAATCCAGCTGGTGCTGCTGAACTTTGAGCAACTGAATACTTAGATGCTTGACTCGTGCGAGCAGCAAACCTATCTAAAGTATAGGTATTATCCGTAGTAATTGTTCCACTAAATGCTCTTTGATTTATAACCATGTTGCCGTTTATGATGCGATTCTTGAATCCAAAGCTACTATCGGAGTTAAACTCTCCAGCCTGTGTAATTCCATTTGTACCATCAATAATTACTGGCATTATCTTGCTCCTTCTAATTCAGCGATACGGACTGCTTGTGCGTCTACTTTAGCGTTTAGTTCTTGAATTGCAGCAGTCAAAGTAGCTACTAAGAATGAAGTATCAACCATCTGATATTTTGGCTCTGAACCTGTTTTAGTCCAAGTCAGTTCCTCACCAATGGAATGTGGTTCTTTTACATTAGTGCTAACAATATCTCCATTAGCATCAGTAATAGTGCCAACATCTTCAAAACCATCTTTTTCCCCTGTTACACAATCAGGGATTACTTCTTGAAGTTCATGGGCAATAAAACCTTGACCATTAGAGCCATCTACTTTCCATGTATATGTGGATGGTTTTAACTGAGATACTTTAGCTAAAGCACCTGTCATTGATGCTACATTTTCTTTTAAACGATAGTCAGATGTGGTGTTGTAAGAAGTTCCACCACTTGTTGTTTGGATAGTGCCGCGTATGCCGTTGGTGTTTCCAAATGCAATTTGTGTTTCTGTACCTGTTCCAAATCCAAAAAATACAGAACCTGAATTTGTATTGTTAATTTCAACACCACCATTTGTTGAACTAGGTTGAGCGGCAAAGTTTTGACATTGGAATCTTGTTCCACCACCAGAAGTAATACGCATCCGTTCTGTTGATACAGTTCTAAAAATTAAATTTGTTGATGCGGCATCAGTTGTTATATATAAATCGCCAGTTGTGTTATTTATCTGCCCATAACTAGTACCAGCAAGGGTAAAGTTTGCTTCTGCACCGCTTGATTCCACTTTAAACTGATTATTGCTACCACCATATACATGAAGCCTTGCTGTTGGGCTTGCTATGCCAACACCTACATTACCTGAACTATCAATACGCATCGCTTCTGCACCACCTTCAGAAAAAGCAATAGTATCTGCTGCTGGGAAGAAAATACCCGTATTGGTATCGCCTGTTGTAGTGATTGCTGGAAGTGCTGCTGTGCCAGCTACAAAAGCCACTCGCTGTGAAGTATCAATCGTTACCGCAGTAGTGCCGTTATTAGTAGCTAACTGTAATGAGCCTGAGTTGTCACCCGTTACTGTTACCCCAGCAGTCGTAGTTGAATTAATAATTGATGCCATTATGCTACTCCCTTCCAACTTGTTGTTGGCTCATCCCACCAATAAGGTTTATCCGTTGGCATTGGTATAGGAGCAGTCCATTTGTTATCTACAAGAACCCAGCTAGGGTATGGTTTTGGTGCAGTAAAGATACCATTAGCATATGTATAGCCAACGCCAATGCTGTTGTTTAAGACGGCTATTGTGCCTTCTTCAAAAGAAGGGGGCGGATTACTAGGTTGAGTTTCATACTCAATATAGTTAATAACTAAGCCGTTTTGAATGATTGCGTATTTGTTCATAGTCTTATCCAAAATAAGCGGTTACGATAATTATTCCAGCACCACCAGCACCTCCAGCAAAGCTGTCTGTTACACCAGCCGTTCCAGCCGAACCACCAGCACCTACCGCATAAGAGTATGTTGCCGTTGGGGAAGTAATAAGTTTTCTAACATAACCACCAGCACCGCCACCCGTACCAGCATAAGCAGTTGTATTTTGAGCACCACCACCACCACCTGAGCCACTATTTGTAGCCGCCGCACCGCCAGCACTTCCACCAGGGGCACCCCCTCTGCCAGCACCTCCAAAAAATGAACTTCCTCCATTACTACCACCAGTATAAGAAGCGCCTGATGTTGTGTATGCTTGGTATGAGCCTGATGCAGAACCCCCAGCAATATTTACATCGCCACCAGAAGCAGCTCCACCAGGTCCACCAGTTGTTGGAAATAATGAAGTGCCGCCTGTACCAGTTAAAGAACCAAAAGTAGTATTCCCTCCAGCACCACCAGCAGTTCCGTTGCTACTTGCACCGCCACCAGCACCACCGCCAACTAATTCAACAGTTAAATATTTAGCACCGCTAGGAGTTGTGTAAGTTCCTGAACTGCTTGTATATACAGTTACCTGTGGGTCAGCATATAAAGCAACAGTACCCGATGTAGCTGGTAAATTCAATACAGTAGTACCAGCAACGGCTGGTTCTTGTAATGTAACGCTACCTGAAGTTGAACCTACTAAAACAATGCTCATTATTTACTCCTAAAGGACAACCCAGCGCTGACCGCTAGGTATGGTTACAGTTACACCACTTCCAATGGTGATTGGCCCAACGCTTAAACCATTCTTGCTAGTTGTCAAAGTATAGTTTGCGCTAATCGTTAGTGCGTTCTCAAAGATAACTCCACCGGCTTGTGCGCCACCTACTCCACCCCAGGCACCACCGACATATCCCTCAAAGGATGCGAGCGAGGAGTTGTATCTAAAGTAACCATTAACTGGTGCGGCATCGCGTTGCCCAGTAGTACCAGCTGGAATGATGGCCGCGCCAGTAGTAGATGTTTTCTCAACAACAGTTGTTGTGTCAACGACTGCGGTTGACCACGTTGCGCCACTATAAACTTTTAATCGATTGATGCCCGTATTGAAATACAAGTCACCCGCAGTCAGAGCGTTGCCGTCATTATCTAGCGTAGGGTCACTAGCAAACGCACCTAGGTAGGTATCAGTAAAACTATCTAGAGCTGCCTCTGCTGCGGTCTGTGCGTTTTGTGCAGCTGTTGCGCTATTGGCTGCATTAGTAGCAGAGGTAGCAGCATTAGTAGCGTTAGTAGAGGCGTTCTGAATTGCAACAATGTTTGTAGCGTTAGTGTTAACTGATGCAATATTTGTAGCTACAGTTGTTACGTTTGCATTATTTGTGGCTACAGTCGAAACGGCTGCATTGTTTGTAGCCACAGTTGATACTGCCGCATTTATTCCGGCTACTGTAGTTACATTCGCTGAGATACCAGCAACAGTAGATACGTTAGCGGTATTACCCGCAACTGTAGTTACGTTAGATGAGATACCCGCGACTGTAGTTACGTTAGCTGATATCCCAGCTACTGTAGTTACGTTGCCAGATACTCCGGCTACTGTATTGACGTTAGATATATTTCCAGCGACTGTGTTAACGCTTGCAATATTTGTAGCTACAGTATTGATGTTGGCAGACTGAGCTGCGACTGTGGCTAACGATGCAATGCTTGGGCCAGCCTCTGGGTTACCAGTTGTTGCGTTAAACGCTAATACAGTACCAATGCGAGATGCCTTAGCTGGCAAAGTCATGTTGATGTCTGTAGGATCTACTACTGGAGCCTTGAGTCCACGCTCTGCGGTCTCGGCTACTTGCTGTGCGTAGATAGTCTGTGAGTCTAGGTCAGTATTAAGGGTGCTGGCGAACAAGTCACCGCCTGTCGTATAGTCGCTAGTGCGTTGAATTGCTCTTGAGCCAACAATCGTAATATTGCCTGTGCCTTGGACAACCAAGGTAACTGAGCCTGTGCCGTTAGCGTTAATGATTACTGTGTAATCAGTAGTCAGAGTCAGTAATGTACTAGCTCGATATACAGCGATATCGGTATTTTGTAAGATTTCAAACGTAAAGGCATATGGCCCGACACCAGTATTGGTGTAGACCACACGTCTTGCTATGTTCGATATCGGATAATCAGCCATAATATTTCCCTAATCTAATTGATTTTTTCATAAAAGTCTATCGCTTGTATTTGCCGTAATCACGTTTGGATTGCTCTACATCTCGGAGTACCTCAGCCAAATCTTGGTCTTCTGCAATCAATATTTTTTTAGCATTGCTATATCTATCCGATATCTCTTTGCTAATAATTGCTTGTGCTTTGCCCAAGTCAACTGATGCCAACTCTTGTAAGTTCTGACCGAGACTCTCAACTGCTTTTGCCATTGAGCCATCTTCGGTTGCTATCTCAATCCAGCGGTTGTACTGACTAGCAGATAATTTGATGCCCTCAATGCTTTGGTTTGGTATATACATTGGGATGCCATACTCAACCAATACAGCATGGGCTGGACTAAACTTTCCATCCGATAGCTTTAAGGGATTAAACATCTCATAAAGGTTACCTTTTCCAACCTTTTGCACATCACCAGTCATTGGGTCAAGCTGACGTGGCAAACTATCCGATGTCAAAGAATTGCGGGATTTGTAGTAATTGACTGCCTCATAGAATCCACGCACAGCTGGCTCAACTAAGTCTTGTTTAAGGCCCATCTCACCCGGCATCGTATTGGATCTTGTTGGATCAACAAGCCGCTCAATGGCTGCAACAAAAGAACTATGGGTTCCTAGTGGAGATCCACCAATAGCAAACTCTGATATTTGTTTAGATGATTTCTTAATTAAGTCATAGAAAATAGATGGTGCATCTTTAGAGCCTGATGTAAATATCTTACTAATATCGCTAAAACCTTGGAGCATTGGTTGCTCTGAGAGGTATTGGTATATACCAATGGTAGCGCCCATAGCCATCTTCTCTAAGTCTGATCCACCATGAGTCATCTGTGCATACTCACCAGATGTAGCACCAATTCCAAGCAATGTAGAAATTGGCTCTAGACCAGCATAAGAAATATAGACCTTATCTGGCCCATACTTAACTGAAGTAATTTTTTCAAACTCAGCAAGCAAGTCAGGATCTACGTCAGCCTTATTAAATACAATTGAAAACTGTTGCCAGCCTGTACCTTCTAATGCCTTCTTGTCATCCATCCGCATTGGGCCATAGCCTGTCAGCTTGCCTTCAAATACACCAGCACTTACTGAATAAATCATCGCCCCGCCAAGAGTAACGCGAGCCATTGCTTGGTCTCTGCGGATACCGCCAGCATTGAAGTCACCCCAGAATCGTGGGCTTGCAAAGTTTAAGCCTGGAGTTCTAGCCAAAGCCTCAAGAGCAATATTGGTTGGGGTTTTAACGAATGGTACAAATATCTTGATTAATGGATTTTGAGCAGCTGACTGCAATCCCTGTAACGATTGCTCTAACTCTCGTGTAAATGTAACTGTACGAGATACGGCCTTGGCAGCCTCATCAATATCTGGTGTTGGATTAGCAAGCAAACTAGCAGTTAAATCAGATGCTTGTTTGGCTGCCTCATCTGGAGTTAAGCCAGACTGTATTAACTTTTTATATGTCCTATCACCCTCTCGAACTGCAAGAGCGTTTAATTCCATACGATAGCCAACTGCTTTAAAGAACTCGTCCTCTGCCATAAGCGCTCTGCCTGGCAATGTAACGAACTTACCCCAATAGCGCAATCCATTACCAAGCGCTTTGCCTGTTTCTGAATCGCCAAAGTCAATGTCAAATGCATCGCGCCCAACTCGGCCAGTTTCAATCTTGGTGAATGGATCAGTTGAAGTATTTTTAATAAATGCTGTACCAGCTATTTCTCCACCTTCTCTAATACCTTGTAGGAATCCAGCAGCTTGAGCATATACCTCATTCATTGAGATAGCCTCTTCTCCACCTTTAAACAATAGGTTTCTGCCTTTACCTATAAATGATGCAACAGCTCGCTCTGGCATCTGCAATGCGCCAAAGAATAAATTACCAGCTATGTTCTTAGCGTGGGTTACTGGGCTAGATAGCAAACCATTAATCCAAGTAGAGAACCATACATCTTTAAGAGTTCCTGAGATTGATTTATCTGCAAGGTTTGCCATTGCTGCCTTACTAGATAGAGCTGTGTACTTGTTAGCCAAATCAAATGCAGACTCAATACCACCAGCCTCAGTCATTAAGCCAGCCAGCATTTCACCTCTGTTAACTGATGACTGTCTTGCTTGGGAGAATATACCAAGGGATCTAGCAATATCTACTTGTCTACCTTTAACTGCTTTGGCAACAACACCCTCGTAAGCAATGGCTTGCAAGAACTCAGAAGATAGCTCGTCTGTTAATGTGCCATTGGCTTTTGCCTCTTTAACTTTTAAGCCTAAATCATATGTTCTATTGCTGGCATCAGATTGAACCAATAGCATCTTGTATGCCTTGCCGTAGTCAGCCTCTGTAGCTACAGCTGGATCTAGCAACTTAGCAACGAATGTCTCATCGTATCCTTCAGCAGATGCCTTGGCAGCAAAATCTGTATAGCTAATTCTTTCAAACTTATCTGCACCAACTGATCTAGCAACAGCCTCAATATGCTGTTTAAAAGCATCTGGGCCATCAATCAAATCTAGGTTAAATACAGTCTTCGGCACACCAGCTGCAACCTCTGCTGATGTTGGTGAGGGTTTACCCGTAGTCGGCATTGTTGGAGTGGCTTTTTCAATAGCCTCTGCCTGTGCTGGCTTGGCCTCTTTAATAACGCTATAAGGCCCTATTTTTCCTGTCTCTGTACCTTCGGGTAGGATGGGTCTTTGTGTGCGCTTGGGAGCCTTTTTAACAGCCTCTCTAAGCATTCCTGTAAGACCAGCCACTTGGGTTGGCTCAAACTCAGGATTCTGATCTGTTAGGGCTACTGGGTCTAATGGCTCGGATTCTGGTGGCAGCGCAGCAACATCTTGCTCTACTGTAGAGAGTTCATCTAAGCGCTCGTTTAATGGCTTAATAGACATTATCCAAATCCCTTGTTCATTGCAGCAAAATCAGCAACATTGATTGGTTTACCTTGAGAGGTTCTATCCTCACCAGCATCCCACCAATCCATAAACGCTAACCCATCTTGCATAAATTCATTTGCTCGTGGGAACTGTTGGAGAAAATCCTCTTCTTTTAATTCAAAAGTATTAATCATCTCGTTGCCCTTTCTGTAATTTGCTCACCAGTTTCCATGATAGACGGAGACTCTTGGCCTTCCGTTTTGAGCATAATAACCTCTTTCTTTTGGCGGGGGATGGTTACCTGGGTGCCGAGTTTTGGATCATATTGGACAAAGAATCCCTTAGAATCTTGTGCAGCTATAGACTCTTTGCGGGTCATAGCCTTGTTCTTTAGACCAACAATCACACCATCAGACCCTAGTGGCTGTGCATCCATTGGCCTAAAGTCATAGGCATCGCCATCAATTACTTTATAAGTTTTTCCTGTGGCCTCATCTAATACAGATTCTGGCAAACCCTTCTTACTGCTAAATGCCATTGCTACGTTTTTGCCATCATCAAGCACTTGTCGCATTTGAGACCAGTTAGTGTGCGGATTATCAACGTCTACTGTCAGGCCATTCTGGCCAGCCTTCTGTGACAATCCTGTAGAGCTGTAGGTGTAATGATGATTAGGTGCAACTGGGCGGTATTTCATCTTTGTGTAATCGTAGAAGAGTACGTCTGGGTTTGCCTCAATAATTGACTTATGTACTTTAGGATCAATGTCAGAAAGTACATTAAGTCGAATAGCTAAAGCAGCTCCATTTTTTTCTGCTGCTTTCTTCAATGAGAATATTTCTTCATTGAGTTTAATTGCAAAAGCCTCTGGCTCTCGGAACATAGCCTGTGTCATTCTAAAGCTGCGTAAACGAGTACCCTTCATAGCATCTAAGTCTGCGCCACCGCCATAAGCAAAGTACCCGCCAGAAGTCTTGCCAAGGCATTCTTGAGCGCAACTTGCAGAGTTTGGACAAGTGCTGAATTTACCAACTTTAAATGCTGGTGATATAGCCAATCCAGCGCTTTCAATATTACGACCATCTGGCAACTCAATTGGTACACCACCCTCAATGCCTGTCTCTGTCTTTAGCAACTTACCATTAGTCGTGAGCAGACGTTTAGTCTTCCCATCAACACCAACTCCTAAAATTGGAGCGAGACGTTGGTTTGCAAGAAGTGCAGCATTTTTAGTGTCTTCTGTATCAAGTGTCTTTAGCCAATTAATTGCATCATCAAACGATTTTGTAAAGCGCTGTGTTGATGGCTCAAATGGAAGTGGCTGGGCAACTAAATCTTTAAATGCTTGGTCAGAATATATCTGTCCTTTTGGTACATTTTCAGAAACATATTGCTTTAATTCTTTTTGTTGTTTTCCAGTTAACTTAGTTCCTGTTTGTTTCTCAACTGCTTGAATCATTTTGGTTGCTGACATATTGGATGTAATGCCATTTGAAACAATCTTCTGAACTACTGGCAAACTCTGTGGGCTAATATTAGTAAGAGTTATTGGTTTGGCTACAACTGGTGCTGCTACTGGAGCCTCTCCAATTATCTTCATACTCAAACCAACTGGCATATTCTTTGTTGATTTAATTGCTTTTACTGCCAACTTGGCTGCATCAACAGCTCCTGGGAATGGCAAGAACTCACCAGCTCCTTGACCATACTGTGCGCTTGCTTGGCGCTCTGCCTGATTGGTGGCAGTAGTCGGTACTACAGGAGCCAAGGCCGAAACATTAAGATTAGTGCCTGGCAATGTAAACCCTTGTGTGCTTACTTGCTCGGTTGTTGGCAATGTGGTTGGTTGAGACATTCCTTCTAAGAATGCATCTACCATTGATTTGTTATTTGGATTGGTGAAAGCATTTTTTAATCCAGTAAAAATGCTCTCTACGTCACCACCAATACCGATGGTTTGGGATACAGCTCCACGTCCAGCCCCAGCCAACATATCTGCCAAAGCCATCAATGGGCGATCTAATCCACCAGCCTGTGCCGATTGCTCAACAGTTAAACCACCTCGGCCAACTCGTACACCTGATGGTTTTTGAACCATGCCAGCACCTTCTGGTATAACGTCAGTTACAACTTGTGGCTCTGTATATCCACTAACAGTAACTGTGCCAACTCGATCACGAGCTGGGCCAGCTGCTAATAATGTGGCTGGCTGTAAGACAAAGTCTTTAGCCAAATCATCCATGAATCGTTGGTCAATCATTTTTGAATAGCCCTTACTTGTCTCATAATCTTTTTACGCACATCTTCTTTATCAACACCGGCTCTTTTTAAATCTGCATCAGTCCAGTTCTCTTTATATTCAAGATTACTTTCTTTGGATATTCTTTCAAGCTCTGTTCTAGCTGTTGTTTTTGCGGTAACTGAATCAGATATTTCTTTTTGCTTAACAAGTGTTTGAGCTGCTTCCATAGCATTGAATGGCAAGCCAGCATTTAAGGCATCTTGTTTCTGTTGTGCTAATGTTGCTTTGGCTCTAGATGATTTTGCTTTAGAATCCTCTAGGCCTGGAGATAGTGGATCATTAATCCCAAGGGTGTTGTCAATAAACTGTCTAGCAGCGCCCATGTCTTTCTCGTTACCGCGAGCAACCTTCTTGAGGGTGTTTGCTTGTTTCCATGATATCTGACCATTTTTAGCAAGGCCGTCTATGTCAGCCTCTCCAAGTTTTCCTCTATCTGCTAATGACTCAAAGTTGCCGTAGTTCTGTGGATTAGCACCGGCCAAATCACCATTGAGCCAAGCCTTACGCTTTTCATCTGGCAAAGTAACACCCAATGCTTTAGTTTTTCTATATGCCTCTGATCCACTAATTTTGCCAGCATATAAGTCATCTTCAATAATATTTACTTCATCAATATTTTTAGATGCGTTTAATTCGCTAACTCTTTTATACATTGTGGCCTCTTCGCCAACTCTTTCAATGTATGCTTTTTTAAGTTTATTCCTATCAACAGTTTTCATAACTTCTGATAACTTACCAAAATCACCAGACTCAATTAATTTGATTGCTTGTGATGGAGTATCTGCAAATGTTGGGCTTATTGTGTAATCAACAATAGCATTCAGAACTTTCTTATTAAATTCTTCCATAGATGACTTAACAAATTCTGGCTTACCAGTTTGTATAGCGGCATCATAAACTCTACTTCTTTCTGATTTAATTCTATTAGAAAGCATTGTTGGATCATTTTCAGACTTTAATGTATCCGCAATAATGGTTGATGTAGCAGCCAATGAATCATTTGCTAAAACAACTTTTCCTTCTGCAACAATCTTTGCAAAGTTCTCGGTTGCTTTTACATATACAGCATTACCAGCTGTAGCCATTGAGCTTCTAAACTTTAAGCCCTCTTCAGCATCTACAGAGCTAATTGCTCTAGCGTATCCAGAGGTTAACGATTTAATTGTGGTTTGTACTTCTTGTAAGTTAAATGTTCCCGTTTCTACAGTAGCGCTTAACTTAGCCAATTCTTGACGGCCAAGAACCTCTAATTCACTACGCAGCTGTCCAGCTTGTATTTTTCTAGCAGCATCACCAAAATATGTACCAGGTTTTGCAAATAACTCAGCTGGGCTTTTGCCCTCTTCCATTGCTTTCATTACTTGCTCTGCGCTTGGTATATTCTCAGCGCCATATTGCAAACCTTCACGTTGGGCTTTTTCGGCAGCCTCTTTAAATGCAAACCCAGCCAATCGATCTAATGATGCATTAATGCCCTGAGTCATAGCTACAGACTCTTTGATGTTTGCAAAGTCTAAACGCGGAACGTCTGCTGGCAGATAGCCAGTTGGTTGGTAGCGTGGAAGTTCAGCCATGATTAACCTATCCTAGTTTTGCAAACTGAAATCCAGCAGATCCTAACTTACCAGCAGCATCAAAATAGCCAGCCTGTTCCGCAATCTGCCCAGCACCTCGATACAGACTTGCTTGTATCAAACCACCGCGTTGTGCCATGTCTGCATTTTGTAAAGCAAACGCAAACTCTTTGCCACCACGAGTATTGTTGACTTGCTGTATCAATCCAGCCGATCCCTCAAATCCTTGCGTACCACCAGCAAAGCCACGAGCCACTACAGCTGCGTTAGCTTGGTTGGTACGTCTAAGAATATCGTTAGCCTGTAACTCATACTGCACAGCTCTGCGGTCAGACTCAACCTCTGCTTGCTTTGCTTGCATCTGATACATCTTGTTGCGGTCTTGGCCAGCCTTGATAGATCCAGCTGCGCTGATTACTGTAAGTGCTATTGCAACTGGTAGTGCCATATCATGTCCCCTGATGTGTTGCTACTTTGTACTCTAAACCGAGCAAGGTCATCTTTAATGGTATGTCTTGCTCTACAGTAATCTTGCCCTCTGTCGTATAGCCTCGTAGTCCATGTATTGTTTTGATGCCAGTAAACTCATCAACTGCTTCATCAAGAATGTCACCAAACGCTCTAAATGGCACCTCAATTGTATTAATCTTCATGTGCTGGGTACTGGCCACCAACGCGTTAACCTCAACAATTCGTTTCTTAAATGCAATGCGTGTGCCTGTCTGTAGCTTTAGGTCTACAGGCATGGTTACTGCCTTGACTGTCATAGGTAAGCCTACCTCAAATTTAGTAACTGATGAGCGTGGGAATGTAACTGTTCCACCGCCAGGTACGACTTGGTTAGCCTGTACCGATCCATCTAAAATTACATTGACTGTCTCTGTAGCTATATGAGTAACTGATACTGATGCAGCAACCCCACCAGTTGTGGCAGAGTCTGTAAGTAAGGCGTTGTCAAAAGCCTCAACGTAGTATTGGAATACACCATTTACATTACGTTTTGCTACCACATAGATGGTTGAGATATCTACACCCACATCCACAAAAGATCCGTCCACAGTAATGAACTCTGATGGAGCAATGACGTTTTGGGCGCGGAGTAATGAGAACACAGCCATCGTGCCGTCATCTGAATTAGTAATTAGCAGTAAGTCGTTTTCATCAGTAGCCACAGACCTACGCAAAGCCATACGAGTTGGAGTACGCAAGAGATGGCCAGCAAGTAACGATATCTTCTGCGTGACGTATGTAAGTTGCGTATCAGTATAAGCAAACTCATTTAATGATTTCCCTTGTCGTTGTACAAACAGGGTGCCAGACTCTAACTGTTGAACCCTAACACCTTCTTTAATGCCGTTACGGCTTGCTGTTTTAACAAAGAAATTCGTTGGAGTAATTGGGTCAAGGCCGTTTTGAGGAACATAGAATTCACCTCCTGTTGTAAATACTTGTAAGTCTCTACCAGAGATAATGTCAACAATTGCGTTGAATGTGTTGGTGTCTAGTGTTGCCTCAATAGCATCATCATCCAACCCTTCAGTAGGATCAAAGTCAAAGAACAGTCCAACCTTAGAACCCCATATCGTTGATGGCCTAGTCTTAGACCCACCAAAATATAAACGGCCTTCGTGGAATGTTACCGAGCGTGGATATCCTTTACCAGCACTCCACACATCTTCATAGCCAGACTCTAGCTCCCACGATCCATTAGCAATAGCTGTTGTGTTAAAAAATGGAAACTCAGTAATAGCATCAACAGAGGTTGTCGATGTAAATTTAACAATCTTAGCTCTGCCCTGTGGTGTTGCGTTAATATATTGATTAACATTGCCGGCCGAAAATACAGCAGATGAGGCGGTTAATGTAACCTTACCAGATACAGCGGATGGTGTTAGGGTACCAGCTGGATTAGAAAAAGCAGCGGTGAAAGCATACTTTGGAATAGAGTCAAAAGTAATAGTTGAGCCTGTCCATGTTGCATCTGTGCCACCTCGGACAATCTTAATTGGTGCAACATCTGGGTGAGTCACAATGAGTGTATCGGCAGACTGTGTCCACACAATATTTGCCAACCTAGCACCAGTTAGCCCTAGAGCTGACGTATCAAGAAAATTGTTACCGCTACCATTAATGTTTGTAATTAAAGCCTTATTCTTAAAGACGTGCATCCGATTATGCGTAAAACAAAGCATATAGGAATCCGATGTGCTGAACTCAAACTCAACTAAACGTGTGCCATTGCCAGCTGACTCTGCTCCTGTATTTGCTAGAGCTGATATAAATTTTGTGCCTGGTCTACGTCTAATGCCACCCTGTGGCTGACACACCACATTAGTAGCCTCTTCTAATGCGTTCTGATAGGCAGCCAAATCAACCCTTGCTCGGAGCAATGGGTCTAACTCACCAGTAGAAAAGTTTGTCTGGATAGAGACAAAGCGAGCCATTAATACCTCACAGCAATAAGTGAGAAATCATTAATTGCGTTAGTTGGACTACCGGCTCCATCAATGTTCATAGCCTGTCTAAGATAGCCTCCGCGCCCATTCTCTGATGGTGATCCAATAGCAACAGACTGCCAATACTGGCTCTTCTCGGTCTGATCTGTAATAGGTAAAGCAAGGTGCCAAGTCATCATGTACTTGAGCAGCTGCACAAAGTAGCTTGGCATATCGTACTCAGGTACAGCGTATTGATAATCAATGTAAACCTCTTCATAGTCAGTCAATAGTTTGCTGCCCATGATTCTGTATTCTTTACGAGGTGGGATGCCAACAGAATTACTATCGTAAACAGCTCTAGGCGATCCTAATCGGTCACCAGGCAGTTGATACTCGTAGCGATATTCGTTAGTAGGAGTTGTCACCAATTGAGCTATAGATGTCTTTTTAAAAGCAAAAGACCAAGGGTACAGCATTAGTGCTTGGCTACGAATGTCTGGGTATAGGCGATCTGATATTGATGCCTCCTCGCTACCTTCGTTAAATGAAGATATTGGCTTTGCGCCTAACATCACGCAAGCATCAGAACATATTGATAGTGCGGTATCGCCAGCTGCCATTTAAATCTCCAATGTAAGAATGGGCTATCGCCAGTTTTGCCAGCAATAGCCCATCTTGTTACTAGATACTATTAGTCAGTATCGGTTGCACTTACAGTTGTACCATCAGCAATGTCAACCACACCAGCTGAAGACACAGCGTTGACGTAAGTCAACACTAAGCTGGGGGTAGTAGCGTCATAGACAAAAATAATGTCACCCACTTTTAACAGCGTTGCAATGCTGTCAAAGTAGCTTACAGTATTAACTG